AAGAAAGAAATGGATTCTTAGGAGCAGTTACAGGATTATTATTACCTGCGGTTGATGCAACAGTTATTCAATCAACTGCTTCAGGTGCTTATTCAGCAGCTAACATTATAGCTAACTTACAAACTTTAACTGCTGACATGGCAGCTAATGTTCCTGCAATATTAGGAAAAGAAGATTTGCATATTTACATGAATAACAAAACTTATGCTTACTACATATCAGCAGTATCTACTTTAGGATATGTTAATGCATACAATATGAATGGTGATTATGAGCCTGTATTTGAGGGGTACAAAATCGCAGTTTGTCCAGGTATGCTTGACAATCAAGTAGTAGCTGCACAAAAATCAAACATGTTCTTCGGTACAGATCTTTTAAGTGATGCCACTAGAATAGCTTTACTTGATATGAACCCTATCGAGGGGAGTGACGTAATAAGACTTGTAGCTAGATATTCAGCAGGCGTACAGACAGGAGTTGGTGCTGACATTGTAAGACAATCATAATAAACTAAATTAACAGATGCGAGGGCTTCGGCTCTCGCTTCTATAACCTTTAAAACATAAAAAAATATGGCATGTACTAATTTAACTAAGGGTAGAGGTTTAGATTGTAATAGAATATCAGGGGGCGTTAAATATCTTTATTTTAGCGTTTATGATGATTTTGCAAGGGCAGATTGGGCTTATTCTTCAGGTACTGAGGGAGAAATAGATACAATTAACTTTCAAACTTCAACAATATATAGATATACTGTTCCTAGAGGTTCTACAACTGCAAACGAGAGTATTACAGGTTCCACAGAAAATGGCACTCTTTTTTATACTCCAACTGTAAATATGGTGTTAAATCGTTTAACTAAAGAGGATCAAAATGAGATTCGTTTACTTGGTCAAACACAGGTTAGAATATTTGCACAATTAAACGCAACACATACCGCAACAGGAAATGATGTGATTATATGTATGGGTATGCATAACGGAATGTCAATGAACGCAGGTACTGCTGATACTGGAGCTGCATTTGGAGATAGAAATGGATACACTTTGACCTTTGATGGACTAGAAGCACAACCTTTTGCTATGTTAGAAGATGTAGCAGCAGGGGGCGCACCATTTTCAAACGCAGGTGTATCAGGTTTGTCAATTGTAACATCATAAAACTTATCATTAGTTTTTATATATATTCTTGATTAGGAGGGCTTTATGCCCTCTTTTTCTTTTATTAGCAAATAAATAAAGACTTTTTCTATTATATAATAGGTACACTAATTATGATACACGCAACAACAAATTCTAGCTTTCATGCATACATACAAACTCAGGATGTGAGGATTGGTACTGCCTCAGATACTAATACTAGGTATTTGTTTAAGTTTACTAATGATATGAGTGGTGCAGTACAATATGCTTACCCTGAGCAGCAATTATACAACAGATATAGTAGATTCTCTTTTAGTTATAATGCAACTCCTGATGTATTTTTAGGGCGTGTTGATTTAAAACCTGCTGGGTATTGGAAATACGAAGTTTATGAAGTTGTATGGGGTAGTTTTATTGGACTAGGGGAAGAAACAGCACCATCTACTGAGTTGGCAGTATTATTACCTGCACAATTAAAACGAGGAGTAGTACAAGGATTGATAACAAAAGGAAAAGTTTTGGTATCAGAACTTAGTGGAACAGAAGAGGTGCAATACACTCAAAATGGTGGGGAAGTAATAAGCTTAAATATAGCCTATGAAGGAGTAGGTTATGGTTCGGCACCAACACTTACATTTGTAGGAGATTGTATAACTCCTGCAACTGCAACGTGTACTGTATCAGGTGGGGTGGTAGATAGTGTAACTCTTACTTATGCAGGAAACGGATATACCGAAAATCCAACTATTACGCTTTCAAGTGTAGGTGAAACAGCAGCGGCTAGTATAACGGCTAGTATTCAAGAAAACAATTATATTTATAACGGATAAAAATTAAAAAATGGCAATAGAAAACGTACAACAATTATTAACAGAGCAGCTAGGTAAAAACGGAAATACAGAGGTTGTTACATCAGCAGCAGGAGTAACAAGTAAAGACTATTATTGTGTTTACTTTCCTGTGGAAAGCGTGGTAGATACAATAACAGCAGCAGACGCAACAGGAGAAGCATCATTACAAACAACACTACCTGCGGGAACCACATTATTCATGAACGTAAACTCTCTAACCTTAACTAGCGGTATAGCTATTTGTTATAACGAAGGACTAACTACATAAAATGTTATCACTTAGTCAAAAATTAAGCTTAAATAGAATAAGACCTCAAGGCGGTTGGACACCTGGCTCTGAGGGGAATCTAGTTGCGTGGTATAAAATGGCAACAGGAATTGTTTTAAATGGCTCTGATGTTAGTGAATGGAGGGATCAGTCAGGTAATGGTTACAATATGAAACAAACAGATGCTGCACAACAACCTGCATATTCAGCAGGAGTTTTGACTTTTGATCCTACAAGCAGCGAATGTTTAGAATTAGATGGCACACAAATACAATTAGCTAATGATTTTACTGTGGGTATTCGTTTTAATGTTGCAGTTACATCAGGAACTTTATTAGCAGACCAAACAGAAACAGGAGAGTTTTTAAGGTTTCAAGCAAGTAATAAATTAAGATTAAAAGTTGACGGTACTGCTCCTTTAGATTTGACTTTAAATAGCGGCAACTTTAGTGGGGAGCAATATGTAGTTTTAACTAGATCAAGTGGAACTGTTAATTGGTGGGTGGATGGTGTTGCACAAACAAGTTCAGGAACTAAAACAGGAACAGCAGATATTGATGCAATAGGTATTAGAAAAGTTGACGTACAACCTTATGATGGTACCATGAGAGAAATACAAATATACAGCAGTACAAGTGCAGACTTAACAGCTAATGTCAATACATGGTTAGCAGCTTTATAAAATAAAAAATATGAAAGACAATATTATTAATATTAATTTAGAAACTAGCACAGCACCAATTATAGCAGAGGCTAGAGGTAGGGATTGGATAGAGTATGGAACTGATGATTGGAGAAACTTATATCCTCAATTTTTGATAGACTTGTATTACTCTAGTTCTATTACAGCAGCTATTATTAATGCTACTTCAGAGATGATAGCAGGAGAGGATTTGATAATAGAAGATGAAGATGATAGAGATTTAGAGGCTAGGGTAAAACTACAAAACTTTATGGATAGGGCAAACGGAAACGAAAGCCTACATGAAGTAATAAAAAAATTGTCTTTTGATTTTAAACTACAAGGTGCGTTTGCCCTCAACATAGTTTGGGCGAAGGACAGGTCAAAAGGAATAGCTGAAATATATCACGTACCTGTTGAAAAAATAAGATGTGCAAAACCTGATGAATTTGGCAAAACACCAGGATATTATATAAGCACTGATTGGAGTAATACTAGACAAAACAAGCCTTATTACGTTCCTGCTTTTAATGCTAATGATAGAACCTCAGCAAATCAAATAATGTATGCAGGTCTTTATAGCCCTAACATGAATAGCTACTACACTCCAGATTATGTTAGTTGCAATAATTGGAGTCTTATAGATTCTAGAGTTTCTGAGTTTCATCTCAATAATATCAGTTCAGGATTCTCAGGCAGCTTTATGATTAATTTCTCGAACGGCATACCAACACAAGAAGAAAGACATCAAATAGAACAGAGTTTAGCAGCTAAGTTTACAGGGCAAAATAATGCAGGTAAATTTATTCTTACGTTCTCAGATGATAAGACTAGAACACCTGAAATTAATGCAATATCGCCATCTGATCTTGACAAACAGTATTTAGCGTTACAAGAACTATTAACACAAAACATTTTAAGCGGACATAGAGTAACATCTAAAACTCTAATGGGTATTGATAGTACTAATGGCTTTTCATCTAATACTGACGAACTAATAAATGCAGCTAACTTTTATCTAAATACTGTTATTAAGCCATTTCAAGACCAAATGGTAAAACAGCTTAGAAAGATATTCCAAGTTAATGATATGGATATGCCTGTTAATTTTGTACAACTTAAACCAATCACAGTTCAATTTGATTCTAAGACAATACGTGAGGTTATGACTACTGACGAAATACGTGAGGAGTTAGGACTTGAACCATTAGGCGATGAAGACACAATAGAACAAGATGTTAAGTTTAGCAAAGTTGGTGTGATTGATGGAGAGCCTGTTTTTAGCACAATAGAAGAGGCTGATCTCT